TTGGTGTATTAAGCACCCTGAGAAGGGTCGTATAAAGTTTAATTTGCGTGATTCGCAAATTGATACAGTTAAAACTTGGATGTCTGAACGATATACAATTGTTTTGAAGGCTCGTCAGATTGGGTTTTCTACTTTGGCTGCGGCTTATGCTTTTTGGTTGGTGTTTTTTGCTCCTGACCGTTTTGTTGTTATGTTGAGTCGTACCGAGCGTGAATCCGTAAAGTTGCTGGCTAAAAGCAAGTATGGTTATCGGTTTATTCCGCAGTGGATGAAAGAGCGTGGTCCACGACAGACAACTGACCATCAACTTAAAATGATGTTTGATAACGAATCTGCTATTGAATCTTTGCCATCGGGTAGTGACCCTGCTCGTGGTGAGTCGGTGTATTTGGTTATTGTTGACGAGTGGGCGTTTTTGCCGAACCCTGAGGAAGCGTGGGCTTCTATTGAGCCTATTACGGATGTTGGTGGTCGTGTTGTTGGTTTGTCTACCGCTAATGGTTCAGGAAATTTTTTTCACCAGTTATGGGTTGGTTCGCAAACTGGTTCAAATAAGTTTAAAGGTATTTTTTATCCGTGGGATGCTGATGGTGAGCGTAACGAGGACTGGTATGAATCTAAAAGCAGAAACATGCAGTCTTGGCAAATGCACCAAGAGTATCCACGCTTCCCTGAGGAAGCGTTCATCAAATCAGGTAACCCTGTATTTGACATTGACCTGTTGAATACGATGGAACCTGAAGATGGTGATGTTGGTTATTTGCATTTGTATTCTGATGGTAATGGCGAGTTTCGCCATCAGGAGAATGGTGAGTTGGAAATTTGGGCTTACCCTGAAAGTGGTGGGACTTATGTGATTGGAGCCGATGTCGCTGAAGGATTATCTTATGGCGACTATAGTTCTGCACATATTATTGATGCAGCATCAGGTTTGTTAGTTGCTCACTGGCATGGACACATTGAACCTGACTTATTTGGTGAACTATTGGCTGAACTGGGCTGGTGGTATAACACAGCCTTGTTGGGTATTGAAAGCAACAACCACGGTCTGACAACCCTAAAGGCTGCTCAGAAGCATGGTTATAAGAATCTTTATAAACAACGCCGTCTTAATGCTGTCCGTGCCGACCCTAGTGATGTTTTGGGGTGGAGAACCACATCTAGTAGCAAACCTTTGGCTATTGACGAACTTAATGCCGCCATCCGTGATGGCGGTATAAGTGTGTTTTGTGCTAAAACTTTGGGTGAACTACGAACATTTGTTCGCAAAGAAAATGGTCGTATGACTGGAAGCCCATACGATGACAGGGTTATCAGTTTGGCTATCACAAATCAGATGTTGAAATATGTTTGGCTACCTGAATATCGTGGTGATGTTTCTTTGCCGAAAAACAGTTTAATGTGGTGGGAACAGCACCTTTTTAGCCCACAAGGCGAAAATCGGATGTTTATTGGGTCCCATAATGTCAGAAAGCGTACACCTTTTTAACCTTAGGAACAGATTTCACACTATTATGATGTTTAAGTGTACAAATTGTGCAAAAACTTTCGTTTCAGAAGAACTACCCCGCCGAGGCGAGGTCTGTTTTGCATGTCATATTAAAACTGTCCGATTGGGATTTACTTATGGTCAAGAAGATTTTCACGGTCCTACTATTGCTGAGCGTCAGCGTCAAACTGTGGAACAGGCTAAAATCAACGGTTATAACGCAGAACCCGTCACAAACTGGATGTAATGAGTCATGCTTTCATCCGTATGGGTCCCAATTATTGTCGCAATCATCATGGGACCAGTCGTGGTGGTCTTACAAAAACTTCGCAAAGAAAATACCGAACAACACGAAGAAGGCAGAATCCTTCTTCGGACTATCGGGAATAAGGTTGACAAAATAGGCAGCAAACTTGACCATCATATCGGATGGCATGAAGGACAAAAAGATGGCAAGTAAAAAACGAGGAATAGATGATGTAATCAGACCCATCAAGGGTGAACTTCGTTTATATGTGAACAAGGCTGTAAAATCTGCATACAAGGCTGGAAACACAAAGAAGGCTAGAGATAATGCTATTTGGTGGGCTAAGGATGCCTATAAATCGTATTATGGTACAACAAAGGGTTTTAGTCAAGCGTTTGAAAAAGCAGAGCGTGAACTCGCAGCAAAGCGTGTTGCTTCCAAAGCCAAGACTATTAGAAGGACAAAATAATGGCTAAGAAATCATCAGCAGACCAACTCAAAATGTACAAGCAACGCTTAGAAGCGTCTAAGCGTTGGCGTAAAGACGAAGGTTATGATGAAATTTGGCGCAGACTAACCGACCTATACAAGGGTCATCAATATGAAGATTATCGTGACGAGGACAGACTTCTTGTTAATATTGCTTTTGCTACGGTAAACATTATTGCACCAAACATTTCGGTTAACTTCCCAAAAATTGCTGTTAACGCTGTTAAACCTGAAAATGCTCCTAATGCTGTTATTGCTGAAGCAGTTGTGAACTATTGGTGGAGGCATCGTGATATCCGCACCGAGTTCCGCCGTGCTGTTAAAGACTCATTGATTATGGGTCATGGTTGGATTAAGAGTGGTTACCGTTTTGTGGAAGAAGAAGTTGTTGGTCAGGACACAGAAGTGTCCGACCCTGTTGAGGGTGGAGAAATGACATCTACAACAGTAATCCTAGAGGACAGCCCATTTGCTGAGCGTGTCAGCCCTATGGATGTTTTTGTTGACCCTGATGCCACCAGTATGCGTGATATTAAGTGGATTGCTCAGCGTATCCGCCGACCAATCCGTGATGTCAAAAACGACAAGCGTTATGCCAAAGTTGCTAGAGATGAAGTACAGGTTATGGCTGTTAGCCGTTATGCCGATGACCCAAGTCGCAAAAAGATTAATGACAAAAATGAAGGTTATGCCGAAATTTTTGAATTTTATGATGTAGCAAACAAATCAATGAGCGTTTTCTGTGAAGGTTCAGAAAACTTCTTGGTTAAGCCGACAGCGATGCCATATTCGTTTGGTCAACCATTTGTCATGTTGCGCAACTATGATGTCCCCGACCATTTTTACCCTATTGGTGACTTGGAATCTATTGAACCTTTGCAGAAAGAGTTGAACGAAACTCGTACACAGATGATGAATCATCGTAAAAAGTATTCACGCAAATACTTGTACAAGGAATCAGCATTTGATGGTATGGGTCGGGCAGCATTGGAATCTGATGATGACAATGTTATGGTTCCAGTAATCAGTGATGAAGCCCTGAGTGGTGTTGTGGCAAACTTCCCTGCTGTAATTAACCCACCAGATTTTTATGACCAAACATCCACAATTATTGGTGACATTGACCGTGTTTCTGGTGTATCAGAAATTCAGCGTGGTGGAACATCTGAAATTCGCCGTACAGCAACAGAATCCGCTTTGGTGCAGGATGCTAGTAACGCTAGAACTGCCGACAAGTTGGCTATGGTTGAACAAGCCATCAGCGAAGTGGGTCGCCGCATGGTTGCTTTGGCAAGACAATATATGTCAGGTGAACAGGTAGCCCGTATAACTGGTAGAGATGGTGAACCTGTTTGGATTCAGTTTGACCGTGACTATTTGGAAGGCGATTTTGACTTTGAAGTAGTTGCTGGTTCAACACAGCCACAAAACGAATCATTCCGCCGCCAAATGGCACTACAAATGGTTGATGCTATGGCTCCATTTGCTGGTGCAGGAATTATTGACATGGGCAAACTTGCCGCCTATGTGTTGCAACAAGGTTTTGGTGTTAAGAACCCTGATGAGTTCATAATGCAACAGCAGCCTCCTATGGCTCCTGAGATGGCTGGTGCTGGCGCACCACCAATGCCAACACCCCCTCCTGTCCCTGCTGAACAAGGTGGAAGTCCTTTAAATGGTGACCCTGCCATGTTGCAAGCGTTGCTTGCACAGCAAGGACAGATGCCTCCAATGGCATAAAGGAACAACACTTTTATATATAGAGCAACCAACTAGGACTCTAGGAGAAAAAACATAATGAGTGATGAACTCACACCAACACCGTCTGTGGAACCCGAAGGGTCACCCGTTTCAGAAAGTGTTTCAGAAAGCCCAAGTACACCCGTTCTATCTGTTGAGGAATATTCTAATTATAGAGTTCCAGTAAAGTTAGATGGTGAGGAGTTAGAAGTACCTCTAAGTGAGGCACTCGCTGGTTATCAACGCCAGTCGGATTATACTCGTAAGACGCAAGAACTTGCACAGCAAAGAGAGCAGTTTCAATTTGCTACAGCACTTCAAGCGGCTTTAGATAATGACCCTGCTGCAACGATTGACTTGTTGAGTAAACATTATGGTATCAGCCGTCAGGCTGTTACTGAAATGATTGCCGATGGTGAAGATTTTGATAGTTTGGACCCTGTGGAACAAAAGTATCGGGAACTTGACAAACGGATTGCTTCATTTGAAGATTATCAATCCAAGCAAGAGATTGAGCGAGAGGTTCAACGACTAAGTTCTAAGT